AATTTGGCAGTGATGGTAGCACAAGAACCAGGACGGCAGGATTTTCAAGTGGACCTACTGCCGCTGAACCGGCTCTACCCCGCGAACATAGAGTTAGCGCCGGACGCAGAGATAGCTCGAGAGGCGGAGGTAGAGAGGCCAGACGAGAACTTAGACGAATGATGTTTATACCTGATGCACTCGGGTTTTCTTCGACCACACCCGACTCGGTGGTCGTTAAACATGTCGAGATCAACGATGCTGACCTGGTTTTGGCTGACGTGGTGTGTGGATACAAAGTCACTCCACCAGGCTACATGAGACTAGGACTCAGCTCTATATTTGTGTATAGTGTATATTTTTCTTATCTTAAAGTCACTTGTTTCTACACTGGTGTAGAAACCAAGATTAATTCTTTACACCCAGAGGCGAGGCTAGTTTATTCTAGAGCGCTCATGGGGTTTGAGCGAGTGCCATTTGGAGCACGAACTTGTAATGAGCTGGTACGAGCAGTTTTGACACCTGATGTATCACAAATAGTTTACTTAGATAATGAGGAACGCAATGCGTTTATATTTCTCAAAGCATGGTTAACTAGTGGTCGAGGATCTGAGATCATACCATACACTAGGATTTCCGGTGAACACATTCGTTTCTTTAGTTGGCACGAACTTGCTAAGATAGGTTGTGATGAGTTGTGGTCTAAAGCAAGTTACGCAATCAGATTCGTCTACAGGAATAGACACGTAATGCACGAGGCGTGGGCAGTAGGAGTTATCATCTGGTGGCTAGTAGCCCCTGAACAAATTAGGAATCTAGTCACTCACTCAAATATATTCTGTAGGTGTAAGTCAGCACTTGACTGGGTCAAGACAATCAAGCCTATAACATCTACTCTGAAGGGTCTGCAGAATATCGTACAAATTGACCTCACGCCGTTATTTGAACTGGAAGTATTAGTCAACCGGGGAGTGGGAAATGTAGACTGGGACGCAGAGCGACAGAACAGGACACAGCCTAAGTTGGCTAACATACCTAAGGCGGAAATACATCGTTTAGCTATGGACATATTTAATCGCGGGCGATTACAAGGACTCAAACCTATCAAGCTGGACTTCGATTCTTTTTTCAAGACTAGGTGGGAGTGGGCACCGCCAGGTTCGGTACATTCCCAATATAAAGAAGATCTGGTCAATATGCCTACGGAAAGGGAGCTTAAAAATAAGACTTTTGTATTGTCAGCAACCGAAAGCAAACCTTTTGAATATTATATCGAACGTGAGCCTGAAATATTAGCGTGGCCGTCAGTGAAGTATGAATGGGGCAAAGAGCGCGCCATCTATGGCACGGACCTAACAGGTTTTGTGATCTCAGCTTTCGGATTCTTTGGTTGTGAACGAACATTAGATTCACGATTTCCAATAGGCAAAGCGGCAGAGTCTGAGGCTGTACATAAGACCGTCAAAAACTTGCTAAAGCGGGGTACGCAATACTGTCTGGACTA